GCAAACAACCCCCATGACTGCTTCCTTTGCCGACTACGCTGCCCAACAGGACGCTCGCAACACTATTCAGTTGAATGTTAGGAAGTGGACCCTGATGCTCTGTGATGCTCTCAAGCAGAATTACATTGATTACTCTATTCGTAATCATCAGCGTTCTCTTGAGCGTAGTGAGAGTGTTGATTATCATCAAGAGTATATTGAAAAACTTAAGAATGGTGGGTGTGATTATGAGTTCATTATTGAGAGTGGTCGCAAGTATCACAAAATCATTATGGTAATTGATAATGGTCCTAATCGTATGGGACCTTCTCGCTCTGTCCACGCTTTCGTAGATAAGAAGACTGGTGAAGTCTACAAGTCTGCTGGTTGGAAAGCACCTGCTAAAGGTGTTCGTTATGACCTTCGTATCATTGAGCAGCGCGAATGGTTGCTTGAGAATGCAGATTGGGCAGGTGCCTATTTGTATGCAAAATGACCTATTCTAATCTTTCCAAAATTCGTCCTAAACTGAGAACCAGTGGTAATGTTACGGGAAACTTTGGAAGACCTAAATCCAAGGCAGGTTCTCCTCTTCAAGAAATCGGTATGAGCAACAAAGAAATGATTAAATGTGCGACACCAGATGAGTATTTGATCCGATTGTATTATGCTTTTGATAACACCACAGACACTAAACTTCGTCAGTTTGTTTATCAAGAAATTCGCAAAATCCACGTTCAAAGGGGAACTTGGTAATGGATACTAAAGATAAACTGGTTTTCATCTCTTCATTCATTTATTTTTTGCACTGGGGTCAATGTCTGTTCTTGAAATTAGCGGATACGGTTATCGCAAGCGGACCTGTGAAGATGTTGCCTCTTGGTTTCTGAATAAGTTCTTTCCACGACACCAAATTTATGTGGAGATTGTACATCGTGGATTGAGGCGTGAGGGTGCCTATGGGTATTGTGATGTTCTGGGTGAAACTTATCGCCCCAGAGAGTTCTTGATTGAACTGAATACTCATATGTGTGAGGAGTTGTATATAAAAACTCTTTTACACGAACTGACTCACCTGCGGCAGTGGGTAGTTGGTTCTCTCCGCCAGAAACGCGGAAAAATGTATTATGGTAAAGATTGTGTGGAAGATTACGAATATTGGTATCAACCACACGAAATTGAGGCACGGGAGCAAGAACAAACTCTATATGTTGAGTACTTAATTGAAAAACAGGGTGTGCCAATTCCCAAAGTGGCACAGTGCTTCCCCAACCGCCTGTTGAATGCCTTATAATAAGAAGGTAATCAAGAGAACGAAACCGGTGACCCTCCCAACCTACAGCGCCATCTCCTTTCATTCCAAGGAGGAGCATCAAGCAGCACTGTATGATGCCTGTCTAATGATTGTGAATACTTACAATCAATCTGATATGCTTGATTGCTATGAGCACACTGGTGTAACTCCTTATACCTTTATGACTTTTGCTCGTAATGTTCTCAATCAAATCTCTAACATTCAGCAAGGTAACTGATTCTAATGACCACTTTAGATTTCAAAACCGAATATCACTGGGGTGCTCTGATGGTCAAACTTGTTCCGATGTTTGCGATGGATGTTTATAAGGCATCCGATAATGAACTGGTATGGGTTTATGATGTGAATCAACGTGATGATAGTTATCACGTTCCTGCTCATAATCTTTCCACCTATTCCTACTGATTATGAAGCTCTCCGCCGAATCCATTTCCAAGATTGCTGATGCACTCAAACCAGCAGTGATTGAATACATCTATGCTGATGAAGCATTTGTCGAATATATGCAAACTGCTGTAGTTGATGCAATTCAAACCACGATGGGTAATATGGATGAGGATTTACTTTTCGAACTAGGTATGTTAATCTTTGATCGTATTGAATTGAAATGATGATTGGAACACTGATTGCTGGTCTCACCTGCGGAATCGCCACATTCTATGGTGTTGGTGATGGTTTTCATGGCAATACCACCACAAATGGAGAACGATTTGATGCTTACCGTTGGACTGCTGCTCATCCTTATATGCGTATGGGAAGTAAAATTAGAGTCACAAACCAAGACAACGGAAAACAAGTGATCGTAAGAGTGAATGATCGTGGCCCATATTCTCATGCTGATTTGGATCTTTCTTATGCTGCTTTCTCTCATATTGCTTCTCCACGCAAGGGCAATGCCACTGTTTGTTGGAGAGTTGTCGGGTGAATATCATCACAAAGAACACGTAAATTTTCCAGAACTCACCAAACATTTGAAATAATGAAAAAACTACTTGCTCTTGTCACTGTTCTGATCACTGTTGCTCCTGCCGTTGCACAAGAACAGAAAATTTATCGTTCTTTCACTTATGAAACTCCGTGTATGTTAGAGGTAGAACTTCAAACCTATCCTGATGTATGTAAAGTAGTTGAAACCCGCGAAAAGAGTGGTGCTCTTCGCACTCGCAATACATTCTCCAATAAGTTTGGCCTGACCATCAAGGGACGATTTGATAGGGAGAAAGGTTATATGACCTGGGACAGTCACAATAAGTATGAATATAAATGGGTCTATAAAGTTGGTGGTGATGATTCTGGGGGTGCCTGGACATATGTGATGCCTGGTTTTCTACTTCAAAACGTTAGTTGGGATTAAAAATGAAAGAACTAAATGTAAATCTAAATGCACATGAGATGGGTATTATCCTTTCTGCAATTCAAAATCTGGAAAATGTAGATGAAAATCGAATTGCCAGAGAGTATGGTAGTGTTTCTGCACTGTACGATAAACTTTACTCCTACTGGGAGCGAATGGACACTTCGCAAACTGGACTATGCTACGATGTGGTGCCCTCTTTCTGATCTATAATACATTCACAAGCAAATCACCCCGATGATTCCGTTTCCCACACTTCAATCTCAAGACGGCACAATGTGCGTTGGATTTTATCCTGTAGTTGATTCTACTTATTATACTCTCAAGGTTCTAACGTGGAAGGGTCTTGATACGATCTCCACCAAATTGCTCATCAATCGTGATGCTCAACGTGAGATTCAGGATAGACTGAATCATGATTATCTTCTGACTGGTGACAACATCGATTCTGCTCAAGTTTATCACATTGCCGCCTGTTGATGACCACTAAAATTATTTTCCCGATTCTTTTCGGACTTGGTATAATCATTGGATGGAATGTATTCCTTGCACAACGAGACCAGAAACTGTATGATGCCTATGATCAACTCACACCCAAAGAACAACATTGTGAACAACTTAAAGTTTGGCACCCCGATTGTAAAGTAGAATGACATCAACTCTCTCACCACTGTGGTATCAGTACTACACTATCATTTCGGAAGATGCTCCTGAAATTTTAGATGAATACATTGAATCCACTGCTGCTCGACTTGAATTAACCGTTGATTATTTTATGGAGGAGTTTCTGTGATGAATCAAACAAGTAAACTTCTCTTTGCACTACAACAGACTGAGAACATTATTAAACTAATGCAAGGTAATGAGTATGAGAAGTTTTTCACATCACAACTGTCTCCGGTCTTATATGAACTACAACGACAGTTGACAAATGAAACCAAATCAGTTAAAATGAAGGAGTAATTAATCAAACAAATGAAAGTACTTTATATTGTAGACTACTGGGTTCCTTTTCCATCTTCCGAGTATGGTGGACTAATCAATCTGATTGCCGAATCTGATACGGAAGCATTTACTATTCTATCACAAGAACAACAGTTTGATGATCGGTATGTTGATCGTATCATGCCAAATGTAATGAATGCACAAAAGTTTAGGTTACAGGATGAGTATGAATCAGGTATTATTGAGTCATTTACGACATGAATCCACTTTACCGAATTGAAGAATTACACACAACCGGTTGGATATTGGTTGATGAATGTGAAGGACTCTCAAGAGTAGATACCTCTAAAAAGTTAGATCTTCTGATTGAACAAGGTTACAATCCAAATCGTCTTCGTGCTATAGTAGATGGAAACCCCGAGTGATTTTAGACATCAATCTCCTACGGGATATTTCTATTCTTTTGAAGAATTCAAACCAGGCACAGTTAGTATCTGGTTAAATAACAAAAGAAAGTTTGATTACAATATGGGTAAACCTACGAGAACAATATGGGGATTCTGGAAATCTAAGACTCAAAAGTATTATGCTCCGGTGAATAGTAAAACTATTGGTAAAGAGGTGAGTTATAAGCAGACAAGAAATTATACTTCTATGCAGATTAAACCTTCTCCCTTAGATTCCTTCTTTGTATGACTTACATGCCCAATGTTAATGACTATGTGGAATGGAAATCCCAGGTTCTTAAAGGTTGGGTATATTTTAAGTGTGATGATTATATTACGATAGAAACCCGTGTATGGGAAAAGAATCAGGAGAATTATGAACACTGTCCTATACATCGTAATGATAGAGTACTGGTATTGTGTTATTCTAGTCAGTGGAATCAGTTGGAGTATGTAACATGCCGGTAAGAATTTGGAGACTATGGGCGAAATCTTTAGGAGAAAAAGCAAGTGATAGTGATAGTGAATCGGATATAGTAGCACGGATAAGAACATCGATTCTTCTCACCTATCTGATAACTAATTGTTTCATTGTTGCCGGTGTGATAAGACACTGGAACAAAACCTCACAAATTAATGTACAAAATGAAATTCAAAGTGATGTATCTGAAACCAAAAAAGAAAGGTTTCTCAAAACAGACTGCCGTTCTACTTTCAATTGAGGATGCTATATTCTGGCAGGATACTATAGAGAAACAAGGATGTCAAAATGTTGAAATTTATCCGGTGCTGTAAGACTGATTACTATAAAACCAGTAACAACCCTTCCAACTTATTCTACCCGGATGCTTTAGACTTTTGAGTAGGTAATTCTTATTCATACAGTCATATGCTCTTAATGCCGCAGAAATACTTTCATATCTTGTATCAATCTGTTGTGTCTTCTTATTGACACTGATGACCGGACGTTTGATTCTCTTATATTCTATTATCTGCCACTTGTGACCATATGCCGTCCTACCTGTTCGTGCCGCAAGTAGTATGTTTGAGTTGTTCTTTGGGTTACCAGTAACTGCATCGGCGGCATCTCTTGCTGATTCATATTCAGAACATTTACCGGTTTCAAGATTCTTACCACGTATTCTGTATCCAAAGTGTTTCCCTGTGCCTCTTGTTGCATCACTCCAAGGAACAAATGCCTCTGGTTTCGGTTTCTTTGCGCTTGGTTCTTTGATTACTGGTACTTCTATAATTTCGCTTAACCTTTCGGGTATTACTATGTCATTGTATTCTGGGATATATTTCTCTATCCAATATCTTGTTTTAGATTCAAATTCGTTCTCATCACACTCATCAATCTCTTTAATCATAAAGTTGTGAGTACCAAATTCTCTGAATGCTTTATGTAAGGATTCAGAGGACATTCTCTTACTGCGCTCTATGTGGTGGGACCACTCTTTGTTCATTGCAAGTGTGGTGTTTCCGATGTATTTGTGTTGATTTTGCTTGTTAAGAATGAGATAAATGATGCCTCTGGACATGTGTATAATAAAGTGTTGTAAATGTATGTATAATAATGTATTGGTGAATGTATTATAAGGTATTGATATTGGGAGTTTTTTTGTATTCTGGGGTATTTTTAACCCATTATTAACGTTAATATATTCGAGTAATTATTATGAGTCTCAATAATTGCTCTTAATGAGAATCAATTGGGTATCTTATTGAGAATGGAATAAGTATGGATTCTTTGGTATTAAGTGAGTATTAATTGAGTATTAAGTATGGATTCTTATGCAAGTAGAGCGAGCATACCATCAGACTCGCAGTTTGTCAAGTCCCACGGCGGCAAAAATTACAAAATAGACACATATGATACAAAGTTATTATAAATAATGCTTATGAATCTCGACGAGACTTGCATCTAGTCGAGATATGTGCTACAATCATCATACAATCACACAATCTCGACGAGTTATGTACGACGACTACGATCTCGACTATACAATCGGAAATGATTATCTCGACGAGGACACATATCATGAGCATCATTCTCGACTAGACACACACAATCTCGACGAGAGTACACATAATCTCGACGAGAATGCATATGATCTCGACGAGTATTATGCGCGAGATGCACATGATCTCGAAGCACTTGCATATCTTCATTATGCATGATATAATCTAGGACACATTCAAACACATCTAGAGGCACCATGTATACACTCACAAAGCGCCAAGTACGTGTTACGCTTGATATCGAATGCTATGATGATCTAGACCTAGATGATATCAATTGGAATGATGTCCTCGGTCTGGAATCTAATGAATCTGTGAATATTAGAATACACGATATTGATGAGTTCTGGTGAGCTCTTGTGCCAGTTTAAATATTGGCACAAAGTTATATAAATAAAAGCACTTAGATCATTATATCATAGAGCAGCTCTTGAATTCTCCTGCGGGATAAAGAATCAATCTGACAGATATAAGAACCGAGTGCTAGAGTTTAATAGGTTAACGGGGTTTAACTATAGGTTTCCCGATATACCAAACGTGGTCGGAATAGAATATCACTAACTCGTGTTTTTGAACTGTCAAAAATATGAGGGTTTTTTGGTGTCTGGATATAATCAATGTGCCACTCGTAGAACTGGCACAAACATTTACCGTTGGGGTTCATTTGCGGTTATGTTGGTTTCATACCTGAGAAATCCAATGGTTTTCATCATCTCTGAACTCAACGGTTGCACTTACAAACTGGATGCAAACAATCAGCGGGTTCTGATGTATGCTCCACTGCTGCCTGATGGATCATACGAAACCGCAGGATCGGCATATGATTGGGTAGAGTGGGATGAACTAGATGGTGATATCCTGGCAGAGGCAGATCGCATTCACAAACTATTGCTGGAGGCAGTTTGATGGAATTCATTAATTACGTTCTTTCTTTCTATGGACCTGGTGGTATCTACGATATGGGTGCCACTGAAGATATGATTCTAGATGCCACTCAAAAGTATATCACCGAGGGTGCAGATTTCTGTGGTGATAGCATCGACCGTGAGTTGATTCGTGACATTATGATTCGGGATTATGGTTTAACGTTCGACCTTGTGCCAATCTGAGAACTGTCACAAGACCCCTTGTGCTTTGCTTCAATCCGTTCTACATTACATTTGTTCCTGAGATTCCTCCAATGTCCGTGACTCTGCAAGTAAACTACAAAGAAGTCTTCGCAATTGAGACTGTTGAGTTCATCGAAGAGAACTGTATCGAAGGTCAGTATGATTTAGATGATGCTCTTAAGTTCATTGATGAGCACAATGAGGCAGACTTCGTTGCCTATTATGATGAGTAT